ATCCGAACGTCCTGTGCCTTGGCATGGCGATACGCGAGCCTGAGGCCTTCGAACCGAGATGGCCAGCGTTCAGTTTCGCGATCATGTCCTCTACGAGCTGCTTCAGGTTCCCCGCTTGCTGCTCCTCGCCAACGGCGTGGAGATCGGCATGCATCAGGGATGCGAACAGGTAGAGTTCCGGGTGCTTGGTGTAGACCCAGCTATCCTGCGTGTCGGAAAACACCGGCAGCTCGCCATAGTAGGCGAGCTTGTATTCGGTGCCGTCAGTCGGGTTCGGCGTCCCGCCGAAGTACATGGTCGTCCCCACGATTGTGTAGGACATCCACGTGCTGTCATCCAACTGATTGAAGAATTCATCCCTCGCCTTGTACCTCGCCGGTAGGAAGCCGTCCGCGCCGTTCGCATTCGCCACGCGAACCAGATCCATCGCCACCCAGTCCGGCGGCAGTTGCGCGCAGCGCGAAGTTATGACGCCGTCGTCAAACTGGATCATCGTCCCGACGCGCAGCTCCTGATTGAGCTTGCTCTCGGCCATCCGCACGAACGAGGTCACCAGCGCGTCAGACCAATCGGTGCGGGCGGCCCATTCGGCAATCTGGGTCTTGAAGTCGGAAAAGTCGGTCACGGCCGCACCTCTCTGGCGATGTCGGCGCAGTTCTTCTGCACCAAGCCACGAAAGAACCGCGCGCGGGCGAAGCACTGGACTTCGGGCGCGGGCGTCTCGATCACCTCCGTGTCTCCCGCCTCGACAACCGTGACGCCGGGAGCCGCGACCACCTCGCGCGCGTGCGGCGGGATGGAGAACGAACCGGAGCAGCCGCCGAGCATGACGCCGATCGCCGGGAGGATGGCGAACATGGCGCTCATCCGAAATAGCCATAGCCCGTGTATTGGGGCATGGGCATGCGGAACTGTTGCCACCAAGGCGCGGCCATCGGCCCTGCGGGAGGCTGGGGAGGCTGATCGATCGCTGCTTGCTGATCCGGCTGCGGCTGTTGCGGCTGGAGGGACAGAGCGTTCGGCAGCTTATTGCCTGCGCTCTCGACTGACCTAGCGCCCTTAAACATCTTGGTCGCGTCGACGGCGGCTGGCAACGCGGCCAGAGCGTGGACGCCGCTCATCGGACTCGCGCCGCCGCCGAAAATGGGGGGCGGGTTCTTGAACGTCTCGGCAAGGTCGCCAGCCATCTGGTTGGTCTGGTCGACGTCAATGAACGGATGCCAGTTGGGCGCCATGAGGCCGAGCGGCGTATGGGCGAGGTGCGCGCCCACATAGCCAGCCACGTCAGCGCCCGCGTTGTAGGCTTGGGCCAAGCCCTGCAAGGCGGTTATCGGCGCTGCGGTCGAAGCGTTGAGCAGCGCCTCGCCTGACGGCTGCGGCGGGCTCACGATGTCGGGCGTCTTCTGCCCAACCCGGATGCGGCCCCTCCAGGCCGGGTTGTAGAGGTCAGGCATTGCCGCGCCCTCCCGGCGGTCCTATATTCGGAGGTTGGTTGCCCCCCAAGCTACAGGTGAGGTCATGGCTCTCAGATACGTCAATCGCAATGGCGCGCTGTTCGCGCGCGGCAGGCCCACGCCGATGGAGAGCTTGGAGTTCTACAACCGCGCCGCGCCGGGAAAGCACTTCCTGATGCATGCGCCCTCGCTCAAAAGCCGCCGTACCAACGCTGATCCTGCAACTGGCGAGCCCAGTCCATCGGATCGGAATTCAGGCTCGTCCCCTGCGGCTGCGGACCCGGCGCCGGGAAGCCAGCGGTCGCGAACAGCGGAGTAGAGACGCCGCCGATCGCCACCGCCTTCGGCAGCGTCCCGCCGCTCTTGAGGACATCGCGGTATTTCTGGATGCGGTCGAGCCATCCCTGACCGGCATATTCGGGATCGGCCGCAGCCACGTTGCGCAGGTTCTGGATGTCGGGCCGCGCCCCGCCGATCATGGTGGAGAATTCAGGATTGACATCCCGCTGCGCCAGCGCGCCCGCGACACGCCCATAGCCGGGATTGGCGTTCATGAACGCCTGCAGTTCAGGCGTGACGCCGGTCTGGCCGATCAGCCAATCGGTCGCGGTCCCTGAGCCCTGCTGGCCCCATGGCGGCTCCATGAGACTGGCGTCCGTTCTGACCGGCGAATAGGGACCGGCGTCCACCGGCTTCTGCGCCGCGATGGCCTCTTCAAGCTTGTTGCGGCGAGCCACGGTCAGCGGCTCCGGCCGGGGGCCAAAGGAGGTCATCACCATGCCGCCATGGGTCGAGCTGACATCGGGCATGCCGAACGGCTCGCCCGCCTTGCCGAAGCTGAGCAGCTCCTCCGCCGTGGCTGGCCGGTCGAGCGGCTGGAAGTAGCCAGTCGTCCCGCCCATCGACGGATAGTCCCAGAGCTTGTGCCAGCCCACGCCCTGCTGGGCGCCGAACACCGCCTTGACGGCGGCGTCCGCGTCAAGGACGGTTCGCGACGGATCGGAGATGACCTTGTTGCCGGGAGGCGTGCCTACGATCGTCGTCTTGGCCTCAGGATCGAGGTTCGGCCATTCCCCTAGGTCGACTACGTTGCCGTCGCGCGTGCCGGTCAGCGTCAAAGTCTGGCCCTTGGAGATGGGCTTCGCCGCCTCCAGCGCCTTCGAGACATCCTTGCCGCCGGGACGAGCGCCGGTCAGCGGGATGTCGCGGCCGCCAACGCTCAAGGTGAAGTCGCCTGCCGCGCCTCCCTTGGCTTCAGCGGCGGTCTTGATCTGGCTCGCGATGTCGCTCGGCAGCGAGTAGGCCGAATTCATGCCAACGATCGGCCTGCCGATCTCCATCGGGTTGCTCTGCCCCTTCCAGAGGCCGGTTCCCGTCTCTGTCGGCAGCGTGGGGACGCCGACGCCCGTGCCGGGGATCGCGCCCTCGCCAATCACGTCGCGTCCGCCGGGACCGCTGCCCCACCTGACCGCGTCGGCATAAGCTTGCCGCTCTTCAGGCGTCATCAGATCGGCGCGCGGCGCATGCCCCGGAATGACGCCGAGCGGCGCGGGCTGCATCTCGGTTGTGATGTTGGCGGCGAACTTCGGGTAGAAGTCGGGCGGCGTCTTGTTGGCCTCGTCGTAAGCTTCGGCCCATGTCATGTTCTTGCGCTGATCCATCAGCGCCGCCGCTTTCTGGCTGACCCACGGCGCGGCCTGCACCTGCTCGCCGGTCCAGTCGGTCCTGCCGCCGAGCTTGGCCTTGTTGGCGCGATCGGCGGCGAGCGCCGTCTCGTAGTCGAGCCATCGATGCTGCGCCGGATTGAGCGCCACGTCGCCGTCCCTGAGCTGCGAGCCCTCCTGCGGCACGAAGCCCCATTCGTTGGCGTAGCGGAAGTCGTTGACGCCGGTCGCGCTGGGGGCGTTGGGGTTGATCCGCATGTAGTCGGGATTGATGCGCTTGCCGTACTGATCGGTCTTCAGGCCCGACTGCATCAGGCTGGGGTCGCCCGCCGCGATCGCGCGCATGAAGGCGTCATGCTGGTTCTGGTACATGGCGCTTTCGGGCTGACCGGCGATCGCCCCCATGCCTTCCTTAGCCACGAACCCGGTTTCGCTCTCCGGGTTGACGCCCTGCGACCATGAGCCGTGCATCCGGCTCGACCATAGGTTCTTCGTCGGGTCGTCGCCGGTCGCCACGGCCTCCCCGGCGCGCGAGCGGTCGTACCAGTCCGAGCCTACGAGGCTTTCGCGCAGGCGCGCGTCGAACCGGTCGCGCAGGGCCTGCAGATCGTCAAAGCTTTGGACCGAGCGCGGCGCGCCGATATAGAAGCCTCCGGTCCCACGGTTACCGGCCTCGATCAGGTGCGGGTTGCCCTGAGCTGCGGCGATGCCGTCAGCCACCTTCATGTTTCGGATGTCGGGGACATCGGCCATGGTGCGGTAACCGGCGACGTTGGCGTTCCCGGCGGCGCTCATCGTCGTATCGGCTGCGGCCTGAGCCGCCGTGTCGGCGGCGCCGGTCGCCAGGACCGGCGCGGCGACATCTTCTGCGGCAGTCGCGGCTGCGTCCTTCGCCGCCGTCTTGGCGGCGGTCCTCGCCGCGCCCTTGACGGCGGTCTTGGCTGCGGTTCCGATGACCGCGCTCGCGATCGGCGCGGGCGTCGCTTGAACCAAGGAGGCGACGGCGTTTCGATAATCTCCCTGCCGCGCGTAATTGTAGGCGTCCGACAGGTATTTCGGCATGTCGAGGCCGGTCGATTGCCCGATGAAATTGCCGACAGCGCCAGCGTAGCCCTGCCCCTGCGATCCCAGACCCGCGCGCTCCGCGCCATGCTCAAAGGCTTGTTGGAGCTGACCGCTGATCGTTGGATCGTCAAATTGGCTTACGGATTGCTGGCCGAAGGGCGACCGCCCAGCGACAATATCGGCCGCCGTCAGCGCCCCCGATCGCTGCTGGCCAGGACGGCGCGGCCCCCTCCACGGCGGCGGCAGGTTGTCAAAGATGCCGTCGAGGTCGCGAACCGCCATCAGACCCAGCCCTCGCGAATGGCCCGCTTGCCGAGCGCCGTGAGCTGCTTCGGCGGAACGTCTCGGATGTCATAGACGAGCCTCAAGGAACACTGGCAATTGTAAGCGTGGCCGGGGAGAACGATGTTGTCCTCAATGTCCAGATCCTCGCGCGTGGGCTTGCCGTAGGCGTCTCCGATGTAGCCGTTCGGGCTTCTGACGAGGTCGCTCAGGTAACTCGACTTCGAGGCAAACCACTTATTGTGCCAGCTCGCATGATTGGAGCGGTGTTCGGTTCGGCGCGGGATGTCGAATTCGGCGTCCCAGACGCCGCCGATCGCGCCGTCGTCAATTCCGGGCATTTGCCCGAAGATGCGATCGTCGCTCTCGGCCATCAGACGCGCCCTCGCCAGATGCGATAGTCCTGAGCCTCGCTCGAATTGAGCCAAGCCTTCAGTTCGTCGTTATCCATCCTGAGGACGCGGTCGGCGTGGACGGCGGGAACGCGAGCCAGATGCTTGTTCGGCCCGCGCTGGTTCAGCAGCACGCGGTCGCGGTCGATCCCCGGCAGGATCTCGTCAAGGTTCTGTTCGGCGTGCACCATCACCTCGTCTGGATTTTCATCGTCCCAGACGAGGGTTCGGCGCACGCCGTTGGCGTCCTGATAGACCCGCCGGTGTTCGCTCATAACGAAGCGCGTCGTCAGCCTTTGGGCTGTCGTTCTGATCTGAACGCCGCGTAGGGCACATTATCGGCGTCCGTGTAGTAGCCCCACCCGCCGGGGGCCGCGTCCTTCACCACCGAGCTTGGCGGCGTGTCGGGCGGGACTTCCGGCGGAACGATCGGGCCGCCGCCGATGCCGGGAGGCATGCCGGGACCGGGAGGGTTGAACCCCGGAGGCCCCCAGATCGGATGCTCCGGGTGACCGGGAGCGCCGCCTCCGTTGCCGGGAAAGATCGGCCCGCCGCCCAATCCCAGGCCCGTGTACCAAGCGGACCCGACAAAGGTCACGGGAACCGGCTGGTCAGAAGCTGATCTGCCCTTCGGGTAGAGCACGCCGTTGAGAGTAACCTGTACTTCAGCCATGTTTTTTCCTCTATGGTTAGAGACGCGCCCCTATTAGCGCGCCTCCATTGCAGTCCAACGACAGTATTACTTCTTGATGCCGTTGAATAGGATATGACCTAATGGATTACGCATCTCCAGGCCCCATTCGGTCACAATCATTCTCGTCTCGGCATCGCCAACTTTCGCCATCAGGAACTGTCTGAAGGCGCGGAAATACGCCACAGCGGCGTAATCCGGGTCGATCAGAAGGCCGACATCTGCGGCCAACCAGCGCGACGGCGCGACCTTTATTCGGCCGAAGTCGGTCGCGATCACGTCGATTGTCGAGACGACTTCGGTCTTGCCGACCAAGACTTGCGTCGTGCTTCTGCCGGTGAACGTGGAGATTGTCCGCTTAGGTCCGGGCGGCACGATCCACATGCTTGGGCTTGCCCCGTTCTGATACGCCTGTTGCATAGCATCGCCAAGCATAGCCTCAGTAATAGTGACCTGAGAGCCCGCAATGATTGCAGCAAACGGATCGGTAGCCAGCACAGGCAATCCAGTCGTTACTGTTCCTGGCGCAACCGCCGCTGCGGCTACGCTGTTCTTGTCCACCGCTCTACCGAGCCAGTGCGCGAAGCCTTCGGTTACGCGCGCAGTCGGGCCAGTATCGTTGCCGTCATTGCGCGCCTGCCTCGAGCAAAGTATCGCCTCCATGTCGGATTTGAGCACCTTAGCGGCGAGCGCCATCTGGTGACTCATCTCTGATCCTTTACCGGCGGCGTCAACTTCTTCTTGCGATCCCGACACAGTTGCGTCGCGTTCCGAGATTTGCGTGACGTTATTTCTTCGGATAGTCGGCTGAGACGGGCCGTTACTCAATTGAAAACCTTCCAACTGCGCGTTGGAAAGATTAACTACAGGTAGGAATTCTGTCTGCCAGTCGAATATACGGTTCTTTACGTTTCTACGCCGTATAGCGGACATAACTGGAGTGTCGAATGGGTCTATATTGTAGATCGCATTGCTGAGATCTTCGCGGTTTGCTGTCGCGTTGTAAGTAGTGAAGGCGTTTGTTACTTTAGGCACGGGGTTAACCTTTCGGGCAAAAGGGAGCGGCCAGCATATTGCTGGCATGTTTGGCTCTAGCCCGAAGGTCTAGACTATGGGCTCTAGTCCGAAGACTAGACAGTTCCTATCGCGACGGCCTGATGAGCTGGGCCATCACGGCTGCGGCGTCATCCACGCGGCCTGAGGACGCCAGCCTGCGCTGGGCGTCGCTCATGCCCCTTCCCGCGCCGTTGCCGATGCGCGGCGCGGCGCCGGGGGCGAGCGCCGATCCCCTTTCCGGCTGCGCCGGAAACGGTTTCGAGGCGCGCATTTTGTCGTACTTCGCCGCCTTGTTGAGGATGGTCAGCATGCGCTCGTCGTAGGTCGTGCCGATCTCGTCCTCCGAGAACCCGGCCTCCATCGCCGTGCGGCGCATCGCGCTGATCGTGGCGTCAACCTCAGTCTGGTTGGCCAGCTTGTTCTTGGCGCAGAACTTATTGAACTCGGTGCGCGCGTAGTCGGCGGTCCGGCGCGAATTGTCGTTCCACGCCTCCTGCATGGCTTGGGCTCGCCGCTGGCGGATGTTGTTCAAGGTGGCGTAGACGGCGCGGTAGTTGCTCTCCAACTGATGCGCCGCGTGCGGGTTGTCTTTGTAGAGTTGGTCCCAATTTGGCTCAGGCGGGATCAGGGCGGCGAATTCCTGTTCCTGATTGGCGCAGAGCTGGATGTAGGCGTCGCGCGCCTGGGTGGCTTCCGAGCCCCGCTGGTCGATGGCCTTGGCGACCTCGACCATCTTGCCCATGCGATGGTTGAACGTCTCCTCGCGCTGGTAGCCGCGCAAGGCTTCGTTCAGGCTGACCTCGCGCTCCTCGCCGTCTACCTGAATTTTGTAGCGCGGGGAGGCGTCTTCGTCTTCGGCTTCGGCTGAAGGCTTTTTGTCGGCGTCTTCGCCGTCTTCGTCTTCGGCGCCGATGCGCTCCGGGGGCTGGTCATCGGGATTGTCGCTGGCGCGCTTGGGCCTTTTCTCAGGTTCGTCTTCATGGCCATCGGCTAATCTCCTCTCGGCTTCGATCAGGCGCGGGTCAGCGCCGCCGTCAGACGTGTCGCCGGTCAGGGGATCGCCCTCGACCTCGCGCGGCTGGAAGATATGTTCGGGGGCTTTGGTCGAGACGAAGCGGCCAGCTTGGTCGCGCGGGCGTTCGGCCTGCGGGATCTCTTGCGCGAACGCCTCGCGGGCGCC